CATGTATGACCATAACGACAAGAAGTATATCCGTTTGCTCATACCTGAAAAATGCTCCGAAATTGTTAGAAGAATGCAGGCAAATAAATCACACCTCATAAAAAATGAAAGAGTTGAAAATCCATTGGATGGCAATATACTCACCATAAAAGTTCCATTCCGTTATAGGAGAGTGATGTGTAAAGTTGAAGGAAAACCTATACAGTCTCTTATAAAGGATGAAAATGTAGAAGTCGAAATTATATTTATGAGTGTGTGGAATGTCGGTGAATATAGTGGATACTCATGGAAACTTGATAAAATTATCGGATGTGTCTAAATCCATCAAACTCAATCGATTTTGGTTGTCCGTGAGAATCTTCGTGATTTTCATGTTCGTGCAAACAATTTTCAATTTTTGGAGATGGTCTTGGTTGGTTTTCGTCGGGTAGTGGAATCTCTTCAATATTTGCATCTTTAAAACCTTTATACACAATTAGACAACCTTCCAATCTAAGAATTTCTTCCTTTTTTTGTACAATGTCATCTTCACACATTTTAATGTGATTTTTCATACCTTCAATTGAATCTTTTATTTTGGTAATATTTTTTTCAACGTTAATGGGTGGCATTTATTAATATAAAGTTACTATTCTTTAATATATTAAAATAATGTTGACTCGTACAGGATACCTCGTGACCGGGGGTTCAATCCAAGAAATTAAAAAGGAGCTTACGGTAAGACCACAAGTCAATAGTGACTATGGGTTTCCTCCTCCACCTTTCAAAGTTTTTAGAACAGCTAAGAATGGAGTGTGCGTTCCAAGATTCTACGGAACTACTAAGGTGGGACAGCCAAAGGAAGACCGACGCCCCGAACCAGCCAGGTCAAACGCAAAATTCGTCGGTCAATTACGAGACGCAACCCATCAGAACGAGGCTCTTGCTGCGGCTATTAAGGCAGGTCATGGAGTTCTCTCGCTCCCATGCGGGTATGGAAAAACCACCGTATCACTGGCGATAGCTTGTAAGTTGGGATATCGGACAATGATTGTTGTTCACAAGCAGTTTTTGGCAGATCAATGGAAAGAACGGATTCAACAGTTCTGCCCAGGTGCCACCATTGGCATAGTTCAACAGGACAAGAAAGAAACTGATTGTGATTTTGTGATAGCCATGCTTCAATCTTTGTCCCTCAAAGAGTATTCCTTCAGTGACTTTGATTCAATCGGAACTCTCATTGTTGATGAAGCTCATCACATTTGTGCAAAAGTGTTTTCTCAGTCGCTGTTCAAAATGTGTCCCAAACATATCTTCGGTCTCTCAGCAACGCCTGAAAGAAAGGATGGTCTCACAAAAGTTCTTCATTGGTTTATGGGTCCAACGTTTTTTGCGGTGGAGAGAAAGAACCAAGAACAGGTTGAAGTATTCACAATAACATATGAATCATTCAACTACAGAAATCCCCCACCATCCACAAGATTTGGTAAAGTATCAATGCCTAACATGATTACCGAAGTAGTTGAAGATAGGAAAAGAAATCAAATGCTTGTAGGTCTTATTAAGAAGGCTTCAGCTGGAACAAGACAACTCCTTGTTTTGAGTGATAGACGTTGGCACTGTGAAATGCTTCATCAGTGCTTTCCAAAGTCTTCGGGACTCTACATGGGTGGTATGAAAGAAGCTGATCTTCAAGCTTCATCTAAAAAGAAGATCATTTTTGCAACTTTCAGTCAAGCCCACGAAGGTCTTGACATCCCAACACTGGATACAGTGATTTTAGCATCCCCAAAGTCTGACATAACCCAGAGTATTGGTCGTATCATGAGAGAGACAAAGGGTAAAAAGAATAATCCTCACATTTATGACATTCATGACCCTTGGTCACTCTTTACAGCTATGTACTATAAGAGAATGAAAGTGTATCGCCAAGGTGGTTTCAAAATACATGGTAAGGTTGCTGAGGAGGAAAAGAAGTCTGAGTTCCCTCAGGGAAAGTGTCTGTTTTTATAATCTGAATATTAAATAAATGTCTGGTGCATTAATTCAACTTGTCTCCAAGGGTGTACAAGATGTTTATCTTAATAGCGAAGAAGGACATTCATTTTTTCGTATGAAGTTCACTAGACATACAAACTTTTCACAGGCTCCAAAACTTATAAAAACAATTACCGATAAAGATCCCGTTTTTCAGGTTCCAGTATTAGGAGATCTTGTAAATTGTGTGTGGTTTGAAGGTCTTGATAGACAGTCAAATGTTTCTTCAAACTTGTTATATAATTCAACAATTGATCTTTATATTGGAGGTCAAAAAATTGATTCACAGCATTATGATTATTATGCAGATATTTGGCCAAATTATCTTGCAGATTCTTGGACAAAATCACAAGAACTTACAAATAAAACAAACTTTTCACATAGAAATTTTCAACCACTTCATTTTTTCTTTTGTGATCACGGGGCATTTTTACCTTTAGTATCTCTAGCACATCACCAAGTTGAAATAAAAGTTAACTTTGATGAAAACAGTTTATCAGATCATGTTGAGTCATTAAGAAAAATAAATGTATATGCAAACTACATCTACCTTGACAAAGATGAAAGGGAATCTATGGTAAAACGGCAAATGGATTTTGTAATTACACAAACACAGAAAATAGAATATCCCCTTTCAAATGTTTATAATAATTTAACGGAGAGTGGTGGTTATAATGACTTAGATATAAGTTCTTTTAATCACCCGGTTAAATCTATATTTTTTGGGATGAGCGCAAAAAATACAGAACGAACAAAAGACAGATTTACATTTAAGAATGCTGATATACAACTAAATGGTACATCACTTTTAGAACAGATGACACCAACATACTTTCATACAGTTCAAAACTATTACAAATCAAAGTATGGTGTTTCTGATTTCGATGTGTACACAGAAGAACTATCACGTACAAGATACTTTGCATATCATTTTGGTTTAAATTCATCGGAATATAATCCATCCGGAAGTTGTAATTTCAGTAGACTTGATAATGCTAAACTCATAATAAGAGGAGCTGAAAAAGGTATTTATAGGTTTGATGATACCGACATTTCAGTTATTACGGTAAACTATAATGTTCTAAGAATTAAAGATGGTTTAGCTGGAATTTTATTCGGAAATTAATTTTACCTAATGGGGTACAAGAGTCCCAAAGGTAGAATCAAATTGATTCATTTACGCCCTGGTGGAATCAGAGACGGCTAAGAAAAGAACGCCGACAATGAAAGCCATCACGACGTAATTACATTCAGTTTCTTCGAGGCCAGTCGTGGGCTTGACCTCAGCCTTTGGCTGAACAACAGGTTCTTGTTGTCTGACGGGAGGTTCAAGTTCCTCCAAAGGACAGTAGCCTATCATTTATATTGTATCTAGAGATTAATTTCTGTCTTCTTCTTTCGTCGAGTCTTCTTTGGTTTAGATGATTCAACATTAACTTCCTTCACTTCACCTCCAGTAGATTCTCCTGAAATGGATACAATATCGGATACATCATCATCATCTTCAACTGGTGGAGTTTCAAATGTAGTCTTTGGCGTCGATGTGTTCATTGGAGGTGGTGGCATCATCATTCCACCCATGAGACTGGAAATGTCAATACCCGGACCCTGCATCTCATATTGACCAGTGCCTCCAACTGGAGCCGCGTCAGCTGATCCAGTTGGCGCTCTGGTGGTGTTTTGAACCGCAGACATCATATTTTTGACAAGATCTGGATTTTGCTTCAAGACATCATTCATATTTGGAAGGGCAGTCTTAAACATTGAGTTTGTCAAGTGAAACATCATAGCAGAACCACCCAACATCATGATGAGCTTGACTTCTGGAGCAACATTGACCTTGGAGCGGTACTTTACGTATAGTTCTTCAAAGACGCCATCATAGTCATCAACGTTTTCCATTACAGATTCAGACCAACCTTCAAGTTGAATCTCAAAAGGGTTGTAGCGCTTGTTCAAGAATTCAAGACCCGTCACACAGGCGATAAGCATACGCCGAGAGAAGCGGATTGACTGTTCAACATCAATGCTGTATGTAATTCTCTTGACTTCCGTTCTCAATTCATCCACACTGGAATAAGCGTTGAGTCTCTTATTGACAGCAAAACCCTTCTTTTCAAGACGCCCCAACTTGTTAAGAAGATCACTCTTTTCTTCATCAATGGAGTTGTACCCCTTTGATGGCATTTCACTCCTTTCCATGGTACCTGGTCCATCATCGGCGTCATCAAAAAACATTGGTTCATCTTCACCGTAATCAATTTCTTCATCCATTTGTGTTTGTTG